ACTTAAAGCATCTAATAAGCTAGCGCAAGAAAAAGGTAAGTGTGAATGGTTTGATCGTACGAAATATAGTAAAGGAATATTACCAATTGATACATACTGTAAGGAAGTAGATAATATTATTAAAAGGAAACTCACGTACGATTGGGAGAAACTTCGTAAAGATATTCAAGAGTATGGATTAAGGAATAGTACTCTTACAGCCTTGATGCCTTGTGAGAGTTCTTCATTAGTGACAAACTCTACAAATGGTATTGAACCTCCTAGAAGTTTAGTAACTGTTAAGAAATCTAAGCAAGGACTTATTCCGCAAGTAGTTCCTGAGATACAAAAATATAAGAACAAATATAGTCTCGCTTATGAAATGTCTGATAACAAGGGTTATATAAATATTTGTGGAGTGTTACAGAAATATTTTGATCAAGCTATATCTGCAAATCATTATTATAATTTCAGCAAGTATGAAGATAATAATCTCCCGCTATCAGTTGTAGCTAAAGATATCTTACATTCGTATAAAGTAGGGCTCAAGACATTATATTATGCTAATACTGATGATGGTAAAACTGATAATGCTCCTGAAGAAAGTGATTGCCCTGGCGGTGCATGTAAGCTATAATAACGACAGATGAAGAGTATTATTAATAAAGACAATGTTGATACCACCAAACAGCCGTTGTTTTTTGGTGCTGGATTAAATTTACAGAGATACGATAAGTATCGCTATAAAAAGATCTATGATTTATTTCTTCAGCATTTAAGTTTCTTTTGGCGACCAGAAGAAGTTGACTTATCTGGTAAAGAAAAAAATGATTATGAGACATTAACTGATCATCAAAAGTTTATTTTTACTAAAAATCTTGGATATCAAATACTACTTGATTCTGTTCAGTCTAGAGGTATTAGTCATCTTCTAGAAGATTGTAGTAATCCTGAACTAGAAGCATTTGCTAAGACTTGGGAGTTCTTCGAAACGTTACATAGTTATTCGTATACATATATTATTAAAAATGTATATCCGAACCCGTCAGAGGTCTTTGATAATATCTTAACTGATCCAGAAATTATTAAGCGTACTACTTCTGTAACAAAATACTACGACGACCTTATTGAGAAGATACCTGAAGACTCTGTTGATGATAGAAAGAAGAAATTATATCTTACATTAGTTAGTATTAATATTTTAGAAGGCATACGCTTTTATGTTTCATTTGCATGCTCATATTGTTTTGCACAGAACAAAACTATGGAAGGTAATGCGAAGATCATTTCATTAATTAACCGCGATGAGAATCTTCATTTAGCTGCGACTCAAAATATCTTAAAATATCTGCGAGATAATAAAGAGGAAGGCTTTCAGCATATTATAAAAGAAAATGAAGATACTGTTCATAAAATGTTTGCTGATGCAGCTCAAGAAGAAATGGAATGGGCAAAGTATTTGTTTAAAGATGGCTCAATGCTAGGTTTAAATGACGAGATACTAATACAGTATATGAAGCATTTATGTAATCGTAGAACTAAAGCTGTAGGTGTAGATAATGTGTTTGAAGATACTCCTAATCCTATCCAATGGATTAAAAACTGGACTGAAAGTAAACATGTACAGGTTGCGCCTCAAGAGACACAGATAGAAACCTATAAGGTAGGTTCATTTAAACAAGACACGTCGGAGACAGATTTTTCTGACTTTAATTTTTAGTACTTTTTGAACCATTAAATCTGGTTAGGTCAAGCTGCTGTAGAGGTTTTTCTATTTTAAGCTTGGCTAACCATTCATTTTGTACAACTAACTTACTGCCACCAACGATTTTACCTTCATGGACATCGTATATAAAAAAGACAGTCTTTACAAAACCTACTCTTATAATTCGAGCTGGTTTTCCATCCACGAAGACAACATCATCAGTTTTGTAATCTCCTCCAACAAAAACAAATAAAGATGCTGCTAGTTTTTTTATACTAGATTGAAATAATAATACTATTAAACCAGCAACAAACAACCAACCGTAATCTCCGATTAGATTTTTTGCCATGTTCTCTAGATGTTGTGGTTGAATTCCTGTTGACTCCATATAATTATTTAATTACGTTTGACATAAATAATTAAGATGAAGAAAATATTTAACATCATTAAGGAATATAAGAAAGAGATCGGAGGTTTACTTCGACATGCAGCTACTATAGCTGGAGGGGTTTTAATCGCTAAAGGTTCTCTTACTACTGATAGTTTCCATTTGATTTTAGGTGCTTCTACAAGTATAATCGGTACAGGTTGGTCGTTTGCTAATAAGATTTCTCAGAGAAAAGAAGTCAAAGTCGCTTTATCTACGGATCCAGTAACCGGTGATGTTACTCGTAAATTTAACGAGGAAACAAAAACTTGGGAAAGCGCTTAAGATAATGCATACAGGTTATCTTTATATTATAAGCAATAGATCTTGGCCTGGTTGGATAAAAATAGGAACTACCAAAAATCTAAAAACTCGTCTGCAAACTTATCAGACGGGTTCTCCCTTTCGAGATTATGAGATTTTATATTCTATAAAGCATCCAGATTACTTGAAAGCAGAAAAGAATATAAAAATACAAATGGCTCATTTTGCTAAGCAAATAAGAAATGAGTGGTATGAAGTAGATATAGAAATTGCAAAAGTTAGATTAGCGGAACAATTAGACAATTACTTTTATGGTGAGTGTGATTACGAGGAAAAGTATGAGCACGTACCATTAAGAGATTTTATTTATAAATAATTATAATGACATTTGATCAATTAAATGAAGCAAATGAGATTATCTTGCAAGAAGGACCTTTTGCAAAGGCTCTTGCAGCATTAGGTATTTTAGGGGCCACATTAGGAGGCCCCGGCGAAGTACAAGCCAAAATGCCTACTCCAATAACTCAAGCTATCAAACAAGATCAATCTTATTATGATTATATTGCACCGAGTGAAGGTAAAGGTAAAGCTGGTCGCCCCGGGTACGCGTACAAAGACCACAAAGGTTACTTAACCGTTGGAGTAGGCCATCTTGTCTTACGAAACGATAAAGTCTTACAACAAGTAGCTGGTAGAGATTATAATAATGTCATTCGAGGTCGTACTCCTTTGTCTGATAAACAAATGGAACAATTATTCAATATAGATGTAAAGGCTAAAATAGCTGCTGCTAAGCGTAAGTTACCTGCATTTGATTCTTATCCTCAGTATTTGCGTAATGCTATTGTAGATGGTTTCTTTAGAGGAGACTTATCTGGTAGTAAAAATACATTAGCGTTAATGAATAAAGGAGAGTGGAAAGCAGCTGCTAAAGAATATCTCAATCACGCAGGTTATAGAACCTCCAAAGAAGAAGGTACAGGTGTAGCTGGTAGAATGGAACGTAACGCAGCAGCATTCGGTATGTATGGTGGAGGTTCAGCTCCTCAGCAACCAGTAAAGACCGACTTCTATACTGTTAAGTCTGGAGATACATTAAGTAAGATATCTAAAATGACTGGTAAGTCAATTAAAGATATAATGCAGAAGAATAGAATTACCAACCCGAACAAGATTAGTGTTGGTCAAAGGCTATCTATTTAGCGCCTCGTTCTTGCCAATTGTGAGATTTTTCATCTTTAGTAATTGGTCCACCTTTTGCCCATGTATGACAGCTTCTAGCGCTATGGCATTTAAAATGATGCATCCAACAATAACCTAATCTTCCATCATCATCAGATGTTTCTCCAGGCATACATTCGTCCATTCTAGGAGATATATCAAACGCTACACAGTTACCACAAAGAGATTGTTTTGCAGCTTCTTCTGAAGTCTTCCAATACTTGGCTATTTTCTTCCAATAGTCTCCTGGCTCGTCTACATTTAGCGGCCCATAGTTAAACTGTTTAATAGTAGCATCTCTATTTTTTGTATTTAACTCTAGATCTTGAGTAGCTGCAGGACAGTTCATACCAGTGTCCTCACAATGATAATTTAAATAGCGTTGGGCAGCTTTAGCAGTATTATTGCCTTTATTCTTTTGTTTACTTTTTAGAGCACGAGCTTTAGTACATGTAAGCTTACCTTTAGTTTGTCTTTTTAAAATACCCGGTCTTACAGGATCATGTATAG